GGCGTGCTGGCCCAGGCTGCCCTTGAAGGCGCCGGCGGCGATCACGTCGTCATACGAATCGCGCACGCCAAAGACGGAGCCGTATCCTTCAATGGTGCCGTCGTCGCTGGCGGCGCGCAGGTCGAGCGCGTAGGCGCGCACCTGGCGGCCACCGGCGGCGCCGTCTTTGCGCTCGGGAGCGCCTGGCAGGCTGGCGTGGTGGGGCTTACGCATCGGTGGGGTTTTGAGGGTCTTCATTGCTTGCTCCTTCGGAGCTGTTGCCGCCTTGCATGTTCAGCGGCGTGAGGGGGGTGTCTAGGCCTGGCAGGGGGTCTTTGCCCTCTTCATCGCGCAGCTCGTTGCGGGTGTAAATGCCCATCTCGGCCATGGTGCGAGCCCACTGGGCGCGGTCCCGCATCGAGCCGGCGCGCATGTAGCGGGTGTCAAATTCAGCGTAGAGCGGGCCACTGCCGTCCAGCAGCATCTCGTCCAGCCTCTGGCGCCAAGCTTCGTGCCAGGGGGCCAGGGTGTGCACCAGGTGGGCTGCAAAAAAGCTCTCGCTGCTGGCAAAGCTGGCCGTTTTATCCGAGTGGCCAATCATGATCGGGAAGACGCCGAAGGCGCGGCAGATCTCCTCGATCTGCAGGCGGCGGGTCTCGACGGTTTGGGCGTCGACATTGTTCAGTGCCGTGCTCATCCACTTGGCTGAGCGGTCCATGATGAACGGCAGACCGGCCCTGTCCGCGCCCTGGTGCTTGCTCAAATATTTGGTCAGCCGATCGTGTTGTTCTTGTGTGAGGTTGCCTTCGACGGTGTAAACGCCGCTCGGGCGCATGCTGTTGGCGTGGATGGCCGACTGGCTGCGTTCGCTGGCCATGGCCAGGCCAATGGCGCTGGCGGCCAGCTGCACGGCGTCAAGACTCTTGGCCCACTCCCATTGCAGGTTCTGCAGCTCAAACACTTCGTCGGGCTTAAAGGTTCCCACCATGCCAAATTCGTCATGCACGATGTAGCGCAACTCGTAGCGGCTGATTCGCTGCTTGGTCCAGTTGCCCGGGGCCACGGGGATCAGCTCGCGCACACGGTTGTTGTCGCCCTTGACCTTGATGCTCAGCGCCGAGCCGCGCAGGGCGGCATGCAGCGTCATCATCTGGCGCCACTCATAGCTGGTCTGCCATTCGTTGGGCCGGCGGGCCAACAGCCGGTATTCCGGGATGTTGGTGGCCAGCTCGCGCTGCCCGTTGCCTTGTTCGCGAATGACCTGCAGCCGGGGCGTGGCACAACCCTGGGCGATCACCTTCACGCACGCGAGCACAGTGGCCACCTTCAGGGCCGCCTTGTCGTTGACCATGAGCCCGGCCACCGTGGTGGTGCCGGTCCCGTCAATCAGATCGGCGATCTGGTCGTAGGTCAGCTCGGCGGCCTTTCGGCCAAACAAGCGTTGGAAGAATTTCACTCTTGGGTTTCCCAAAATGAGGCGCCTTGGGGATCGACCGCCAGCGCTCGGCCCAGGGCCATCAGCATGGCCATGGGTCCATCAATCTTGTTTTCAGGTCGCTCTTTGGTGGGGGCGTGCAACTCATTGAACTTGCTCACCTTCACCACCAGGTTGCTCACCATCCAGGTCATCACGGGGTTGCCGTCATGCACCAGCTTTTTTTCCATCACCAGGTTCTCAACCTGCACCAGCGGCGGCGTAAAAAACGCGGCCCGCTGGGTAATCTCAACCAGCGGCAAGCCCTCTTCAATCAGCTTGGCCGCAAAGTACATGGACAGCGCCGGGTCAAACGCGATCTCTTGCACATCAAAGTGCCGGCACATCGAGCGCAGGTCTTCGGCCACCACGTCAAAGTCGGTGATGTCGCCGTCAGTCACCTCTACATAGCCCTGCCTGGCCCAGCCAGTCAGGTGGGCATTCCCGCTTTCGTGCACCGCCAACTCGTTGAGGTACAGACGCGTGTACACATGCCACCTGCCCTCCACCTCAAAGACCAGGCTCATGGCCGCAAAGTCCTTCTTCTGCGCCAAGTCCAGACCGATCCAGGCGGTCGCGCCGTAATGCTCGGCCAGGTTCTCGCGCAGCGCGGGCTTGGCGCAGCGGTCCCAGGCCCGCATGTCCATCCAAGCGCTCTCACCGTTGACCCACACATTCAGGCGCTTGGTCAAAAAGTTGTTCAGCGCCGAAGGCATCGCCTCGGCCTTGCGGCTGGCGGCGGCCATGTCGTCAGCCAGCACCGACTTGCCCCAGTTCGGGTTCGCCTTGGCCCAGCTGCGCGGGTCGTGCGGGTCATCACCGTCGTCCAGGGTGTAGATGATCCCGAACATGGTGTCGTCTTCGATCACCTTGTCCAGCACCTTGGTCACATTGGTGCGTCGCTCGTAGCAGATGCCCGATCGATCGGTGCCCGCCGTGGTAATGGTCCACAGCAGCGACTGCTCGCGCGCACCGCGCGCCGTGTCGATCACGTCGTACACCGCCCGCGTCTTGTGGGCGTGCAGCTCGTCAATCGCCGCGAAGTGGACATTCAGGCCGTCCAACGTGCTGCCCTCGGCAGCCAATGGCGCAAACTTGCTGGATGTGGCTGCCACCGTGATGGCATGCTTGGTGACCGCCACTCCCAGCTCGGTGCGAAGGCCCGGCGTGCGCTCGGCCATCGCTTTGGCGTCATCAAACACAATGCGCGCCTGGTCGCGCGTGGTGGCCGCGCTGTACACCTCCGCGCCCTGCTCACCATCGGCCGCGAGCATGAACAGCGCCAGTCCGCTCGACAGCGTCGACTTTGCGTTCTTGCGCGGGACCTCGAGGTAGACTTCGCGGAAGCGCCTCAATCCCGTTTCACGGTGCCGCCAGCCGAACACGGTGGTCAGCACAAAGCACTGCCAGGGCTCCAGCTCGATCAGCCGGCCTTCGCGCGCCCACTTGCCCTTGATGTGCGGCAGCAGCTCGATGAACTCGCACGGGCGGCTGGCCAGGTCTGCATCGAACACCCACGGCCAGTCGTCGCTCTGCTCGCGCTCAAGGTCATCGAGCTGGCGCTGGCAGGCAAGCCGCACCCATTTGCATGCCGAAATCTTGCCCGCAACCACCGCCCGGGCGTAGCCCAGGGCGGCCTGCACGTAATGAGTCACGGCACCACGCGGAACTTCGCAAAGCCGTCGAGCTTGGCTTCCATGCCCGGCAGGCTTAGATTCGGATCGATGTAGTTCGACGCCTGCACCCGCCCACGGGCTGCAGGGCTCAGGCCGAAGTGCATCAGGTAGCGGTTCACCTGCTCCCGGTGGCTCTTGATGAGCTGCACCATCACACTCTGCTGCGCATAGCCCGAAGGCGTCACCGCATGGCTGGCCTCATACACCGCAGCCGGGTAGTCCAGGCCCTTATCGTCCATCACCCGCCTGACCTGGCCGCTGAACGCCAGCTCCAACTCCGTCAGCCGGCCCTGCGCCTGGCAATAAAGCCCCAGCGCCGTCCGGTCAAGCCCGCTGATAAGGCCAAGCTCCTCCAGCAGCGGCGTGATCCGCTTCCACTCCTTCGCCGCCTCCTTGCTCAAGTGGCGCGGGGCCGACGGAATCTCAATCTTCGGATTGACCCCCGCCGTCAAGTCCAGCGCCCGCTTACCCGGGTTACCCTCGAGCAACTTCAGCGCCGCAGGCTTTGGCAGTGGTCCACGCGATCCAGTCATGTTGTCTCAATAAGTTGGGCGACGCGCTCTGTTCGGCGGGGTGTTACAAGTCACACCCTTACTTGTGGGTCACTTCTGACTCAACCAGCAGCCGCCTTCACCCGTCAGGGGGAGTACCCCCCCACCAAAACCCGCGCCCACAAAAATTTGGGGAACCGATCGGTTTCCGGTGGAGGGGCGGGAAGATTTGACCGCCCCCCCCCTTCGGCCAGGTCGACCAGGTCGGCCGGTCAGGAGCGAGCGCGACGCTGGCCTTGCAGGCGCTCCTGGAGGCTTTTGCCCTGGTGGCAGGGCTCGCACAAGCCCTGCACGTTGTCTTCAGTGTCCGTACCGCCTTCGGTCAGCGGCTTGATGTGATCGCGCTGGCTGGCCAGTGTGACTCGGCCCTGCCGCTCGCACTCTGCGCACAAAGGCGATCGACGGAATAGCTCAGCGCGCAACAGCTGCAGCCGTCGGCCGGTGATCCGCTTGGGCGCCTCGGCCGGCTTGGCCCAAGCGGGCTTGGGGTGTTTGATGCAGCGACCAGATCCGTCGCGCACAAGGACGCCGCAGCCGGGATGCGTGCAGGGCTTGGGAGCGGATTTGGCCATGGACAAATAGAAAGCCCCTGCGAGCGGGGGCAACGCTGGCAGGGGCGACGGTCTCGCGTCAAGCTATGTGAGCGTCAGGGGGGAACGTGTCACACAGCCTGCCTGAAATGTGCCATAAAGGTCTAATTGATAAAAGTCCCTGAGCAGGTGCATCGCGCTTGCTCCTTCAGACTTTGCTGACCCGCAGCGCGGCTTGTTCGGATGCGGCCTTGCTGGCCTGGCGGGCTTGCGCTCTCAGGGTGAACCATTGGGCCAGGGCTGAATCGGCAGCTTCCAGGCGGGCTTTGATGGTGGATTCGGCTACGCCGAGGATGCTGGCCACGCGTTTGATTTCGTAGCCTTCGACGTAGTGGGCCCGCAGGGTCAGGAATAGGTGAGGCTGCGAGGTGCGCAGGGTTTGCACTGCGCTGTCGGTCAGTGATGCGTCGAGCTCGTCGATGGGCACTGATGCGCCCCAGACGTTGTTGCAGGGACCGAGCCGGGCGAAGGCGGTTTGCCTGGGGTAACCCAGGGCGCCACTTTCGCGGCGCTGGCACCAGCGTGCCCAGTTGTCCAGCCGGTCTTT